ATTTATGTTGGGTGCAAAACCAACCGTCAACTTTACCCAGACCGAATACAAAGGACAACCCGTCTACGGTGTCACATGGGACAAGACTGCTAATGCTCTTGTTCGTACCAATGCCAGTGTTGGTATGGTTGCGAATGCCGGTGAGGGAGCCAGCACGCCGACGAATGATTTTGACACAGCGGAGATGTTTGGCGATCTGGAAGAGGTTACGGACAGTTTGGGCAATGTGTTTGTAAAATATCCACTGCACTGGATTCGCAAGACCAGTATTGATGGCAAATTAACAAAGCAAATGTCTTATGCACCGCTGCCTGGCGGGTATCGCCCGTGGTGTTTTTATGATTTTGTGAATCATGTGTGGCTGGATTACATTCTGGTTGGAAAATATGTTGCCAGTGAGAGTGGCGGAAAACTGGAATCGAAGGCAGATAAATTCCCGTTGATCAACCAAAACATCGTAACGTTCCGAAATTATGCGCAGGCGAATAACACTGGCGGGCTGAATGGTTATCAACAGATGGACATACATATTTATGACATGCTGCAGACATGGTTCACGATCGAATACGCCACGCTGGATGGGCAATCAAAAATGCAGGGGTGGACAACCGGAAGATATACTGATACCGATCTGGCGACGGTTACGGAGACAAGCACAAACCGGATCATTGTTGCTAATGCAAAGGCAGCGCTTTATGCAACTGGACAACCGATTGCGGTGGGAACGAGCCAGGGTGGTAACCAGATATTTTATGGGCGATTGATCACGAGTATTGATGTCTATGACGCCAGTAACATGGCGATCAGCTTTGATGGTGCGCCGGTCAATATCACAACCGGAAACTATCTATACAATGTTGGATGGAAAAGCGGTTTCAGTTCGTCGATTGCAGCCAGCTCCGGATCTCTGATTTCCAACAGCAACGGAAAATCACCGATGGTGTATCGAGGCGTGGAGAATATCTGGGGTAACGTCTGGCAATGGATTGATGGTATTAATATCACCGAGTGGCGGGCATGGGTGTGCAAAAACGCGGCTCAATACGCCAGTAATTTATTTGCCAACCCGTATGAGCAATTAGGTTATCTCAACTCAATGACAAATAATTACACCAAATACATGGGATATGATCCGCTGTTGCCGTTTTGTGAATTTCCTGTAGATGTATCCGCCAATTATTATCGAGATTATTACTATCAAACCAGTGGACAGAGGGTTGCCCTTGTTGGTGGGAACTGGTACTACGGTTCGGCTGCCGGTCCTTGGTACTGGAACCTGGGCAGCTCGTCGTCGAGCGCGAGCGTGTTCATCGGTGGGCGCCTCCTCAAAAAACCTCTTTAGGGGGTTTGGGGGTCTCCCCCCAAGGAGTTTTGAGGATTGCCCGAGGGCATGATATGAGTTTTGAGAATTGAGAAAAAAAAAGAAAGTGAGGTTGATATAAAAAATTTTTGGGATTTAGGATGCGCGGTTGCCCATGTTGGTGGGAACTGGAACAACGGTTCGAATGCCGGTTTGTGGAATTGGAATCTGAATAATTCTTCCGCGAACACGAACGTGATTACCGGTGGTCGCTTATGCACAAAGGCGGTGTCGGTATGACAAAGTATAAAGCAATACCAGAATTTAGTCAGTTTGTAGAGTATGTAACACAGGGCGATCTAGTTGATGATGAATATCAGGTTGTTATCAATCATGTAGATTTATCCCAGCAGGACATTGTGCCAGCAGCGGAAACGCTGAAATCAGGTTATGAGCATGTTGATACATTGGGACGCTTACCAACGATAGAGGGACAAGAACTTGACGGAGTGAAATCAAAGCTTGCTGAAACCTACCATGAGGACATTGTCACGGAAGCAACAAAAACAACCAACCCAATCAGCATTACAGGGACAGTTGTAGAGGTAAAGGGTTTTCCAGAGTGGAGAGCTGGTTTGTCTGTAAAAGTAGGTGATGTATTTATGATTCCAGAGGATAAGAATCTTTGGAAAGTTGTACAGGCACACACTACACAAAGTGATTGGCTGCCATCATTGACACCTGCATTATGGGTGAAATACTACACACCTGAAATGGGTTATCAGGAATGGGTACAGCCAACAGGAGCGCATGATGCTTACAACATAGGTGATAAGGTACTATTCAACGGTCATCTTTGGGAAAGCAAGATCAACGCAAATGTTTGGTCACCCACAGTGTATCCAGCGGGATGGACTGACTTGGGCGTTTATCCATGACCACCACCATCGACTACGCCAACACCATGCTGGACATCTACCTCGATGCCGATGACTGGCAACCTCAGGCGATAAGGCATTACCTGGAGCTTGTGATGAGCGAGAGGATGCGGATGGACAGGGAGAGGGAACTGATAAGGATGATGGAGGAAGATGACGATACATTTTGATGCAGAGCTCAGGCAGATAAAGACGATGGTCGATAAGTCTTTCAACATCACACTAAACGTTCCCGAGTATCAGAAAGACCAGGTCAAGCTAATGATGGATTTGTTGAATGACATGGTTGCGGTTGCGATGGTGAAAGCGGATTTATTTGATAGTGAAGATTAACAAAACTTACACCCGACCTTAAAGGAAATTATGAGAAAAAATGACGTAATCGGAGCAATAAGACAATACAGGGGAAATATCTCTGCTATTGCTAGAGCCTTCCAGGTATCACGGGCGGCTATTTACGATTACATATCTAACAAACCCGATTTGAAACAACTTATACAAGACGAACGAGAATCAATGATTGATGATGCTGAAAGCGAAATCTATAAGCAATTCAAAAAGGGCAATACCGCGGCATTGATCTTCTTCCTGAAAACCCAGGGCAAACAGCGTGGTTATGTCGAGCGACAAGAGTTGACTGGTAAGGATGGTCAAGAGGTAACAATAAAGGTTGTATATGATGACAGCAACGTCTGAACTAACCGTAACCCTCCGCAAGCCACACGACAAACAGCGTGCGTTTATTGATTCACAAGCAAAACGCAGAATTATCAGGGCGGGGAGACGCGGGGGCAAAACAGTCGGAATTGCTATTCCGGCTGTGACACAATTCTTGGCAGGCCACAGGGTATTGTATGCAGCACCAACCGAAGATCAAATTGGGTCATTTTGGTATGAGGTAAAAAGGGCATTACAAGAGCCAATTGATAACGGGATATTTGTCAAGAATGAAACAATGCACTATATCGAGCTTCCAGGAACGAAACAGCGTATCAGGGCTAAAACAGCCTTCAACGCTGATACATTACGTGGTGACTATGCAGATGAATTATTGCTTGACGAATTTCAGCTAATGAACGAGGATGCTTGGGCTGTTGTTGGTGCGCCTATGTTATTAGACAACAACGGCAACGCAACTTTTATCTATACGCCACCATCACTACACAACCGAAGCAGGACAAAGGCAACCGACCCACAACACGCGGCAAAGCTATTCAAAAAGGCACAGGCAGATGATTCTGGGCGTTGGGAAGCGTTTCATTTTACTTCGATGGATAATCCATATATCAGCAAAGAAGCGTTAGAAGATATTACTCAGGACATGAGTAGTTTAGCCTATCGCATGGAGATATTAGCCGAAGACGTTGACGAGGTGCCAGGGGCACTATGGACTCGTGAGAATATCGAAAAAGCGCGTGTACACAAAACACCTGACTTGTCACGTATTGTTATTGGAGTTGATCCTTCTGCTACTTCCGGCGGTGATGAGGCTGGAATTATAACGGCTGCTAGGGCTAAAGATGATTATTACACTTTGGGAGATGATAGTGTACAGGGAAGCCCACAGGTTTGGGCGACCGCAGCGGTTACAGCTTATCACAGGGTACATGCTGATTTGATCGTAGCTGAAAAGAACAACGGTGGTGAAATGGTGGAGTCGGTTATCAAGCAGGTTGATCCTTCCGTTCGTGTCAAACTAGTTTGGGCTTCACGAGGTAAGGCAACCAGAGCAGAGCCAATCAGCGCGTTATCAGAGCAGGGACGTGATCATCATGTAGGTAGTTTCCCGAAGCTAGAGGACGAGCTTTGTTTGTGGATTCCTGGGGACGCGTCACCCAATAGGCTTGATGCTAAGGTGTGGGCTTATACAGAATTAATGACATTATCAACAGGAAAATTTAATACATCCTCAAGTAATTATATTGCAGGAAATAAAACGGAGAAAAGACCATGGACAACTCAGGACTGATTATATCGGCACTCGAAAAAACAAACCCAAAACTAGCGCTATCTATTGACGCAGCTAATAGTTGGAGCGCAACGATTGTTAAAAAGGGTGCGCGGGTTCGCAAATATCGCAGGTACGAGCGCGGAGATCATGACGCGGACATCACGACACAGATGAAGAAGATGTTACGCCTGAAAACCGATGACGCGGATTTGGAAGATTTGAACGACAACTACATGCGCATTGTCATTGATAAAATGGCGGGGCGCTTACATTTGACCACCATCATGCCTGGTGGAGAGGCTGAGAACAATCAGCAAGCCGCTGAATGGATAAACGAGATCACAGCTAGAAACGACTTTGACGCGCTGCAAGGTGAACTATTCAGGGGCGCTATTCGGGATGGCGACTCGTACGCATTGATCGACCCATCTAACATGACATGGAGCGCGGAGCCGGCTTATGACGGGCATTCCGGTGTCGTGGCTATATTTGACCCAACCAGCAAACAGCCGTTATGGGCTTGCAAGTTGTGGAGTGAGGCAGACGATCAAAACCAGCTGCTAGAGGATAGCGATACTGCAAAGACAAACATGCGCGTTGTCGTTTATGAGCCCAACAGGATCACATATTGGACTGGTAATGTCAACGGTAGCGATGTATCTCCAATAAGTGAGACAGTTGGGACAAGCGAAGAGGTTTGGCAATATGGAAAAATTCCTATTGTGCATTATGCCAACCAGCGCGACAATTATACCGATTATGGGGAGAGTGAAATCAGACCCGCCATCCCACTGCAGAACATCCTCAATCGAACGCTATACTCCATGACTATGGCCAGTGAATTATCAGCGTTCAAAATTTACTACGCAATCGGGCTTGAGATTGATCGGGATGGAATTGTACCAGGATCAATTCTAAACTTAGTTATGAAAGATGATGCAGGAAATATCGTCTATGAC